GCCATATCTTCATCATTATAAACTGATGTTGTTATTTGACCGGCCGCGCGATTACCTGGAATATTCAAAGCTCTACCCATAAATGTAACTGTAGCTACATCTATAGTTGATGCTGGAAATGATACACCTTTACATAGAAATTTAAAATTATCTACTGATCCAGCAGTACCTTTATTATCTGTAAGTTCACATTGAAATAAACTAGCTAATGCTCCGCCTTGACTTAAAGCTGAGGTGAACGTATCAATGTTAAAATTTGCCATATTTTTTCCCCGATGATTAAATTAAGATGGATGGGGAAGCTTATTTTTACAAGTGCACTCTTCAGCAATCACCGTCTTCCCCCATCTTTAATAACTTATTGTATTACTATTTATTATCTTGCACCAATAATTTCACTAAATTCAACGCCAGAACGTACTGCTACGAATTGTAGTTGTATGAAGTTAATTGAACGAGATGGTTTTACGTAAATATCTCCTCTGAATTCATTACGATCAACTACATCTGGAGGATTATTACTATCGTCACAGACAACAGCAAAATCTTGTACCCCGCCTCTTCCTTGAATATCTCTCAAGAAAGGTTCAACGGTTGATGTAAATCTTGAACGTGTGAACGAATCGTTAAATTCAAATAAGAAAGATTCTGCCATTCTTGCGATAGACTTCTCTAAAAGAATAAACAACCGTCTTACGTTGATTCTATCAAACGCAGAAGGTTTAGCTAATAGAGTTTTATCACCAAAAAGAAGTATTCCACTTCCTGGCATTGCTGTAACAGGATTAACTCCATTTTTATAAAGTTCATCCCTCTGTGTCTTATTTGGATTAAAAGGAAGTTTGATTGCATTACGGATATTACCACGTTCAATTCCGGCTGGTGACCAGAAAGGATCACGGGAAGAATCTGTAAATGCACAACATCCAGCAATATCACCATTCAATGGTACATATCTGTACACATCGTTGTACTTATCGTACATATATTTCCATCCAGAGTCCATAACTGCATAAGAAGAACTAGGCATAGAATTTCTATGATCAACTACATCATCAGTTTCGCTTCCAGCGTTATCAACAACATTTGCTTGAAGTGGTGAAACAAAAGCCACACAATCTTTACGATATTCTGCAATATTATTGATACAATGGATTTGAGTTGCGGCAGTTGCGTCGCCAGTCATTAGAAGTGTTACATCAATCTTCTCGGCATTTTTGAATTCATCAAAACCTGTCTGAACATTTCCGGCTGTCGCGGTTGAACCTGCGGCACCACCTGTCATACTTCCAGATATGATAATTCCTTTACCATTAAATGTTCCTGATGCTGCTCCACCCCACGCAGTTGTTGCAAGTGCAGAATCTGCATCACCAGAGGCGTCATGATCCATCCAACGAACATACGAGGATTTTTTATTTACTAAATCTTTATAGTAAATACTTTGACCATCTTCACCTTTAGCTCCACCGGCAACTGAACCAGTATAAGTTTCTACTACTGTATTGTTTGCTCCGGTAAATTCTCCATCTTCATCAATAATAGCAATATGAACTTCATCCTGCGCTCCACTATTTCTTGCACAATGTGCGGAAGTAGTAGGATCACCATCAAAAGAATCTGCATATTCCCATTTTCGTGACCAGGTGTTAGCAGTAGCTGCGGCAACAAAAGGTTGTGCAACAGTTAATGAGGTATTACTTGCGATTGCTGAAACTCTACGTTCTTCGTTAGTTCCGACAAGTTTTACTAAATCTCCTACATTTACCTGAAGATCAAATAATGTACTAGTTCCCGTAACAGTTACGCCATTTGCACTCGCGGCACATGTTCCAACCATTTGAGAAGAAGGCTCACTAAATCCTGATCTCTTATGTCGAACAGCGGCTCCTGCAGTAATATTTGATCCGTGTGAACTACGTGCAACTGCGGCTGCAGCTGATGCAATTGAAGCTATTACTAATTTATGAGTTCCTAATGTAATAACATCTCCTACACTTAATTCTGTAGTAAATAATGTACTTGCTGAAACTGCTGCAAGAGCTCCACTAGTTTCAGTCCATGTCATTGTTCCTGTAAGGGCAACATCTGTATTACTATTAAGTGTTCCATCACTATTTGTGTTTGCTTTTGAGGCTCCACATAAGGAAACTCTTAAACTATTTCCTAGGTCTCCAGCATATTTCGCTACAAAAGGACCATAGTCATCATTCTGGGTTCCTCCCATTTGAGGATCATAGGTATTTTCATATACTTCATCATTTGAAATGTAGACGGTATTTGATGAATCCATTGTTGCATTTTTTGCATCAGTTATATTAGGTGTACGTACTACTTTAAGGCTACCTGAATATGCTAGATAACTTGCGGCAGTAAAAAACGATTTATATGTGGCAGCGTCAGGCTTACCAAATATACTCGATAATTCAGATTCATTAGAGACTGTAGTACTCCAATATGAAGGTCCCCACCTAAAAGGACCGGCGATTGCACCCTCCGTCATAGAAATTTCCGGAACAACAGTTGTTAAGTCAATTTCTTTGGTTACAACGCCTGGACTAATTGTAAAAGGCATCTTATCTCTCCTATAGATTTAAGTTGAAAGATTATTATGGTTTTCTACCATATTACATTTATTTATTATTTTACAGTTCTCTAAAATCATAA